AATCCAGGTGTTAATCCAGGTGTTAATCCAGGTGTTAATCCAGGTGTTAATCCAGGTGTTAATCCAGGGGCCAATCCAGGTGTTAATCCAAATGTTGATTGGGTTGGTTCTCCTGGTGGTTCAGGGGGTGGATTTGATGGTGGTGATTTGAGTCTTGGGGTTATTTTTACAAATAAATTTCCTTTTTGTGTTCCTTTTGATTTAATTCGTGTTGTTCAGCTTTTTAGATCGCAATCTAATTTGCCGCGTTGGGAGATTCCTATAGTTATACAGTCTATTGGACTTTCTCATAAATTTGTTGTTGATTTAAGTGATAGTAGGCTTGAGTCTTTAAGATTAATGACTAGGTGGTTTTTCTTATTGAGCTTTGTAACATTTCTGATCGTATTAACTAGAGGAATTATAAGGGGGTAAGGTAGTTATGTTTTGGGAAATTAAAAAGATTTTGTTTGCTGTGGCTGTTGCTGTTTTGAATTTCTTACCTAATAGTCCTTTTACTGCATTTCTTACAATGTCTGGAAAAATGCCTTTTCTCGGATATTTGAATTATTTTTTGCCTATTGCTGAATGTATTTCTATAGGTGAAGCTTGGCTTGCTTGTATTGCTGTTTTTTATAGTTATCAGACTATAATGCGTCTGGTTCAATTAATTGATTAGGTGGTTTTTTTTTATGTTGAATTTTTATTTGAATGTTCGTGAATTGGGTGAGATATTTAATGTTAAAGATAAGGTTTTGTCTTTAATTAAAAATGGAAATGTTGTTTTCACTAATTATCATTTGAGTGTAGATGATGATTATTCTAATTATAAGTTTTATTCTGATGATTTTTTTAGGAATTTTGATTTTGATTTTTTTGTTGATTATGCTGTAAAAAATCATGAAGATTTTGAAGATTGCTATTTATCATTTCAAAGCTATATAGTTTTGAATGGTTATTTTTATTGTCAGTCTATGCCTTATCGTTATTATTGTAGTTTTTTAGATTTTTTAAAGCGAGCTGACGAGTTGGGTTTCGAGGTTATTTTTGTTTATGATTTTAGCCTGTTTGGGCGTTTTTTATTTCGGCGTAGTTTGTTTGATTTTCTTATTGAAAATCAATGTAATATACGTGTTTCTCAAAATTTTGGAGGTAAAATTTTTTGATAAAGTTTTATAGCGGTACCCCTGGAGCTGGTAAGTCTTTTCATGTTGCTAAAGAGATTCATGATTCTATTATTTCAGGGAAAAATGTTATTGCAAATTTCTATATAAATTATGAATTAATTAAGCCGCGAAGGAAGTTTTTTAAAATATTTGATAAGGGTTATTTCTTTGAAAAAGATAATTTTGAGCTTTCTGCTGAATGGCTTATTGATTTTGCTAAAATTTGTCATAAGGTCGATAAAAAAGGACGTGTTGTCGAGGGGCAGACTATTATTGTTATTGATGAATGTCAATTAATTTTTAATGCTCGAAGTTGGCAAGTAGGAGATAGGCAAAGATGGATAGAGTTTTTTACGCAGCATCGTAAACTTGGCTATGATGTTATACTAATTAGTCAATTTGATAGGCTCGTAGATAGACAAATAAGGTCTTTGATTGAGTATGAATTTAAACATCGGAAAGCTAATAATTTTGGTTTTTTTGGTGGTTTTTTGGGTCTTTTTACCTTTGGAAAACCTGTTTTTGCAGTTATAAAGTATTGGTATTGTATTAGTGAAAAAGTAGGGGTATCTTTTTTACTTTATAGTTCTAAATACTCAAGACTTTATGATAGTTATAAGCTTTTCTAGCTTCTGCCGTGGCACGTGGGTTTTGGGTCCTGCGTGCCACGCGGGAGCTGGATAGTCCTTTGAAATATCGAACGCTTTTTTTTGTTTTTTCTTTAAAGTGATTTTGTTACCCCTTAGTCTAATAAGGGGGTAACATATCACTTTTTTTGACAGTTTGCTTTGTCTTTTTTATTTTATAAAATATCGAACAAGGGGTAATGTATGGTTGATTATTATATGCCAATTTATGACGGCACCAATATAGTTTCATGTGATATGCTTAGAATTGAATTTGAAGTTAGAGCAGATAATTTAATTCATTTTCAAAATGATATGCAAGAAAAACTTGATAAATTTTATGATTTATCTGATTATTTTTCTAGTTTGAAAGATTTTCAGTATAGGCATCTTTTTAGATTTGGTATTAAGGGTTGTTCTTTTGTTATAGGTTTTTCTTTAAATGGTCTTGATTCTGAAAGCATGCGAAAGGGATTTATTGAGTTTAATCCTAATAAAGTTTTAACAACAATAACTCTTGATGATGGAGTTTTAGATAGTCATGGGTTTTTAAAATTGCGTAAAAGTGATAGTTGTCCTTTTTGCTGTGTTGATGACTGTACTGATAATTATGTTGATACTCGAGATTTGGTTAGAGAATGTTTTATCGAGGTTTTTAATTTGATAATTAATAATTATGCTATTCATGCAAGGATTAAGCGTTTTGATTTAGCTATAGATGTTGCAATCTCTCGTGATAATGTACAGCTTTTTAAAGACAAGCGAAAGTATACCCAGTATATGAATAGTAAGTATGATCTGACAGAGTATCTTGGATCAGGATCTACAGGTGGAAGAGTAAAAGTTTATAATAAAACTCTTGAGAGTATGTTAGACTATGATTTAACCAGGGTTGAGATTACAAGTGATGTTCTTGAATATTTTGACTTTATGAAGTATTTTCCACGGGTTCGTATAGCTGGTAAAGCTTATAGTTCTGCAACAACTATTTTGCTTGAGATGTTAGAATTAATCCCTTTAGATGAAAGAAATCGTATTTATTGTAAGCTGAGTGCTAATACTAAAAAGAAATATCGTGAAATGTTAGAGGGTCAGTATTTAGATCTTTCTTGTAATGTTTTTGATAAGATAGTTACTAATATGCAGGAATTTTTAAAGTTTGGTGTTTTGCGTTATTAGTTTTAATCTATTGTTTTAAAGAGCAGTTTTATTTCTGCTCTTATTTTCTTTTTGGATTTGTATTGAAAAGCCAATCTAACGATATTTCGTATAAGTCACTTAAATCTATTGTTGATTTATAGTCCATTTCTCTTTTTCCTGTTTCGTATTGTGATAGTCTTTGCTGGCTTATTTTTGTTTTTTCTGTTACTTCTTTTTGTGTGTATCCTGATTTTGTTCTTGCTTTTTTAAGTCTTTCTCCGATTTCTTTTGCTATGTTTTCCATTAAAACTCCTTTTTATTTTATTATATTTTGTTTTTTTTATAGATTAAAACAAAATGTTGTATTGACATTTAAAACAAAATGTTGTATCTTTTTATTGTAAAACAAAATGTTGTTTTTATTAAGTCAATAAAATAAAAGGAGAGTGGAACATGATTGTACATGAAGTAGTAGGAATTGAGAGACAAAGCGGCTCTTTTCAGGGTAACACTTATGACAATTTAAAATTTCAATGTCTGATTTGTCCTGATGAGAAAAATTCAAGCGAGCGACTTGAAGGACGTAAGGTTGAAGTTGTAAAAATGAAAGCTAAAGATTTTGATGGTGGTCTTGAGGTCGGAGATTGTGCTGTTTTTTATTTTGATAAGTATCAAACTGCCGTAGATTATAAAAAAATGTAGGGAGTATTTAAATGAATGAATTAAGTTTGTTTTATATTAAATCATCTGTTTACGATTACTTGTATAAAGTTTTTGGACAAGGTGATGATTTTGATATGATTGTTACTTATCATGATTGTGCGGACGTTGATTTTCTCGACAGTCTTAAGCCTCTTAAGTTTTTTAAAGGTGATATATTTGTTGAAAAAAAAGAGTTTTCCGGCTCTTCAGATTTTGGGACTTCGTCCTATCGTAAGGTTAAAGATTTTAAGGGTAACATTTTTTTGTTAGCTGTTGATGTTTCTTCTTATTATCATTTGGTTAAGCTTTTTTAGTTTCTGGCATTTGACTTTGTCGGTAAAGTTGTAGCCTGTCAAGTGCGTAGTTCATTTTACACTTGACAGGCATTGAGAAAAAAACTTGTTCGATAGGCTATCGAATAGCAAAGCTATACGATAGCCCTTGTTTATAGCTTGTTTAGGCTAGCTTTAAATTTATCTTTTAATTATTCGTTAAATGTGCTGTTTTACGAGTAGTTTTTAAACTATTTGTAAAACATACGTTTGACGAATAATTGAAAGTGAAGAGGTGAGATTTATGGGATTGGCTACGTTAAGTCAGATTGATAGTCTTGGGACTTTTGATCTAACTCTTTCATTTTCGGTTCTTCTTTGTCTTTTGTCTTTCATTTCTGGAGTTGTTTTTGCTGGTGATTTTCATTTTAGTAGGTGATTCTTATGGAAGATTATATACAAATTTGTGCCTTTGGTTTCGTTTCTGGGTTCGCTCTTAAAATGGGTTACAACATTTTTATAAGTGTTGTTTTCGCGTTTTTAGATATACTAAATAAAAATTAATATGGAGGTATTGCAAAAATGGTAGAAGCTATAAAAACAGCTTTTGAGACTGTCACGGGTAATGCTAACACAATGCTTACTCAGATGGTACCCCTTGCCGCAACTGTTGTTGGTGCTCTTACAACTGTGAAGCTTGGGTTTAAGTTCTTTAAAAGCTTGGTGCAGTAGTTTTTTGAGGACTTAGCGTTGCTAGGTCCTCAATTTTTTGCAAAAAAAAGTATGTTTAATTTTAAAAAAATAATTTGTTTGATTTTGACTTGTTTTATTGTCTTTCAATCAACATTTACTTCTTATGCTACTGGTCTTGAATTAGGTATTGGAATTGGTGCTTATGAAATTCTTCAATATATGGCTTATGCCGGATTAATTGGTATGGGGATTGGTTTGGCATCTGATAGAGATAATCAACGTGTAGTTGATCAATTTCTACAGGATTGTGCAGTAGGTTTGAAAGATAAGGGTGAAGTTGTTGCTGGGGAACTGCAAGAAACTATCGACAGTGTTGCTAATGGATTAACTAAAGTCTCGGCTTTACCTAGTACAACAAAAGGTCGTGTCGTTGAAGCTTTGACAAAGGCAGATTTTAAGGTTTTAAAAGGGGGCGGTAATAAAAATAGTGGTAACAGGTTTGTTTGGGACTTGGGTTTGACCGCTCAATTTACCTCATATTTGCGAAAGAACTTTTATGGTTATGGATTGAATGATAAGAATATTAAGTATGATTTTTACTTTGGTGCTAATACATTTGTTACTAAAGTTGATAATCTTGGTGAATTTGTTCGTAATAAACTTGCAAGATCTGCTTTTGATGATGAAAAAATGAAATCTCAAATTGACGAAATTTATTTAAATCTTGCTAAGCGGGGAAGTTATCCTTCATTTATGATTTTAAGAGGCAAGGATGTTAATTCAGTTATGGACTTTTCTAATGTTCGTGAAAAATCTTACTTTGAAGTTTATTTTAGTAATCATAGTTTATCGCCTTGGTATTCTTTTGATAAGTATTGTATTGTTTATGATAAAAATCACGCAACACATGATGAAACTGATTACTATTTTAGGGCGTGTAAATATGATGTTAAGAGTGGTGTTGTTGATATAGCTAAGTTTACTTCGTCTGGTACTATGTGGGTTATTCCTTTTTATCCTTCTTATCAAGATTATAATACTGTTGACTTTGGTCTTGCTTCAAAAAATGAATATTGCAATATAATTACGGATAAGGATGTATTGCCTTATGATAATAGCTTTATTTATTCATATAATTATAATGATGATGTTGAGAGGTCTAAGATACATGAAAAGGTTTCTAATCCGTCCTGGAATGACTTGCCTGCTCTTACTCCTGGTGAATTTTCTGATTTTAAAAAATATCTTTTAGATAAAAATCAAAAAAAAGCATTAGAGAAAACTGATGGTTTGCATGGTACTGCAACTTACGTAGGTGATCCTTTGACTGTTAATCCAGGTGTTAATCCAGGTGTCAATCCAGGTGTTAATCCAGGTGTTAATCCAGGTGTTAATCCAGGGGTCAATCCAGGTGTTAATCCAGGTGTTAATCCAGGTGTTAATCCAGGTGTTAATCCAGGTGTTAATCCAGGTGTTAATCCAGGGGCCAATCCAG